TGATTTGCGCTGAGCTGACTTCACCGACACCTGCCGAAAATGTGACGCTAGTCACATAAGCAGTCAGACGCACATCATGATTTGTACTGCCTTCAACAAGTCGCAAACGCAGATCAACGGTGTCGCTACTGCTAACACCCGCAATTCTTAAAACCTTTTTCAATGCAGTTGCTGCATCGTTGCGGCCAGTACCGTCGTTGTAGTACAACAGCGAAGCGGTGCCGCTAAACTCCTGCACACCTGGAACGTAGCTGCGCTGATCATCGCCAAGCGTTGTCGTTTCCAACACTTCAAGCGAACCAGTCAGCGACCAATTGGTCACTTTGATCTGCTCGGTGCCGTCGATCAGCAACCTGCCATCTCTGCCGGTATAGACCTTTGCCATCAGAGCACACCGATCAGATTAACTGTAACAGTGCTGATGCCAGGACGCACCTGCTGCACCTGTGGTGGGCCTTCATAGCGATAAGCGTTGCCATACGATCCAGCGCCGATCGCATCGGGATTACCTTCCCAACCCGTTTTTGCTTTGCGGTTTAGGTTCTCTTCTGAAATGACGAATGTGGTGAACGTGCCCTTCATTTCGTCATAGTGGTCTAAAAACTGCTCTGCTTCGGCATCAGTGATGTTGGCATAGCTAAGCGACATCTTCATGTTTGTACGGTTGCTGCCGTACAGAATCCGCACTTCGCTGCCGTTCTGCGCTTTGTAGGTCTTGATCGGGTAGTCTCCCGGATCAAACGTACGGCTAGTTGGACGTAACGACGGAAAATCCATTAGAAGAAGACGGACGACGTGTATGCAGCGTCATCTGTAAGCAGTTTAGCCAGCTCACTGATCTGATTATCATCGCAGGGGTACTCCGATGCAACAATCTGCACTGTCATGTCTTCGTTAATCGTAAGCTGCTCTACCAAGTAAATGTTTTGTGAATTTGTTGACTCAATAATCGTAAATACGCTATTGAAGAATGTTGAGTCGCTGACAGTTTCATTCGTGACCTGCATTTGGCCGGACTCAATATCATCCGATCCAACCTTGTAATACGTCACGTTGTAGGTGCCGTCGGGAATGTCGGATACGCTAGTGATCGTTCCAGATGCGTCAACGGTGCCATTCTTGGCGGAGCTATAGGGTGCCGCTTCAGTCACAACCTTGATAAAGTCACCAGGGGCAAGATCAAGGCCGCTGAAAGTTGTCGCAAAGCGGATTGTATGCGTAACCAGCTTTCTGATGGCAAGAAAATAACGCCCTGCCATTTCAGCATGATGCTCAGTCGTGCAGAACTGTGTCAGATCAAAATTTTCAATTGGAACAAATTGCTGACCATCTTCCTTAAAGCGGACAGTGATGGTGCGCTCTTCCGGTAGTTTATTTCTGCGCTCTTGACGGAAACGGATTGATGCAGCAAACATACGGCGCTCTTCGGCTTCCAAATACTCAAGTTCAAATGAGTCTTCAAGGATGTTGCCAGCAGTGAAAATTTGCTTGATCTGCACAGGGTTTCGGCTGATTTCCCCTTCAGCAGTTGTTGGCACAACAGGAACCAAGCCAAACTTGCCATTTTTTACAACAAAATTGCACAAGAAATTTGGGGCATTTGCACTGATAAAATCACGCAGGTTAATCTTATCTGTGATCGCACCATTGCAGAACAGCTTATTGGAACGCAGAAACTTTGAAGTAGAAATAAAGCTGTCAACATCAATCAGGTTGGCGTTATAGGCATTCATGTTCAGAATCTTGCCTGCACCAGCCGTTGCGTTAGTCAACAGGTAAAACACCAAATCCGTAAACAGGTTGCTTGGTCCTTCGGTAGGCGTGTCAACAATGACTGAATCGTTGTAGGTGTCTGTGTTCGGGTGTAACCTACGCACCTGGATGCCACGTTCCAGCCAGACACGCAATTGATCAAGCCGTGTAAAACTGCGACTGGAACGCAAAACCAGCCCTGCTGTAGTGAGCTTGTGATATTGCGGCTCGGTTTCATTGTTGACGATTTCGTTGACATAGACAATTCTGTGTTCAGGTTCAGAATCACATGATTTATTTACCAAACCCGTGTAAAAACTAAGCTCGGCATATTGGCTTTGTTGTTCAAATCCACGCTCATAGGCATCTTGACGCTGAACAATAATGTTGGTGCTAATTGCTTGAACAGAATAACTTGAACCTATNTGCTGGCCCTTTTCTCGGTATGCCTGTGCAAAACGATTATCCGCACTCACGGAAACTAGATCATCAAATACATCACCTTCAGACCAACCGCCATTGTCTGTACCGACTTGAAGGACTGTAATTACAGGGCTAGACCAAAATTTTGTTTCGGCAGTCCAATGACCTGACTCTTCATACACATAAGATTCCAATTTTATGGTGATAGATTTGCCGGAAGCTGTTGTCAACGAACGAATTGCTTCCTGCTTCTTTCCGTTTTGGAAATTACCCGCATACCCAAAAATCTCTTGCCTATAACCTTGAGAGCGACCTTGTACTTGTACTGTGCTTTCAACGCCGGTCACACGCAGTAAAAGGCCAGATGAACGCAAGTCACCTGCTTCAGAACGATTGACAGCCCATGGGTTGCTTGAATCAAATGGTGCTTGACTTGTGCCATCGCCTGTGCTGTTTTCACCACGACGCACAACAAAAGTGGATAGCGAATCCCAACCCGAAGAACTTGTTACAACTCTGATTTGATCAACGGACCACAGAAATTCTTGGCCCGTATCTCTTGCGTAATGCCCTTCGGGAAGGCGCAGCTTTACAGCTTCATACTCAAGCTCTACCCAACGCCCACCGCTGATATTTTCTCTACGTCTAAAGTTTGTACGCTCCCCTTCGCCAATGGGATATTCATCTGGATCGCCAAATGCTGCCCAAGTAAACGCACCAGTACGACCAATAGATGCGTTGCTAGGGTCAGAAACAAGCTCAACACGCTCAACTGCAGTCAAGAATGTCGTTTCATCTGGTTGTGTGTCGGGCAGCAGTGTGCGGACACCGATTGTTGACGGGTAGGAGTTTTGCCGAGTAGTCTGCCCCGCTTCGATCTGATTAAAAAACTCTTTGTTTCTGCGAATATCAGCGATCAGCTTTTCGCGCCCACTGGCCAATACCTTGAACGTGCCATATGCACCAACTTGAACATTTGTGCCGACAGTTTCAGTGCTTCCGCCATCGAGTTGGATTAAAACATCTGTTTCTGCCATGTTTCGCAGCTCAGCGGCTGCACGGGGCACAAACTTATACTCATATTCCGATGGGGCGTCTGGGTGGTACAACCGGATTGAGTTGTACTGAGCAACAGGTCGCGTTCCAGTAACAACAAAATTTAGCCCGAGCGGCGCGTATTCAAACTCGCTGCCATTGTCATCAAGGCCAGCTTTGCGAACATAAATTGAAAATACAGATGAACGTGCGATATACGAAGTGATGGTGCCCGATGTAAGACTGACCGCATTTTCGTCGTACTCTTCAAGCTCATCCGGTGTCGGCAGGTTTTGGAAATTGCAAATGCCGTTTAGCTGCTGATAGACATTGCTAACAATGCCAATTTCAGTTACATCACATGGTCGATTGTTGCGAACCGTTCCACGCGCATATTTTGTCAATACATAGAAAGCCGCACCAACCGTATCAGTGTCATTGCCGATGTAATCTTTGCTGGGATTTATGACTTCGCTACGACTAACAACACCAATGCGCTTAAATTTTGCATCCTTAACATCAATGCACTTCAACCGAATCTCTTGATCCTGCCCATCACCAGCAACAAATTGATCAATGCTGCGGCCTGTGACCTGCCAGATGGTTGCACCAATTGAAAACAACTCACCGACCTGCATTGCATCATCAGCAGCTATTTGCTGAGATTCAATTTCGCTGTTTATATCTTCAATCGTAACCTTGCCATCCAAATAATTTGATGGGATCTTGGTGTTACTAATCAAGAATGTAATCTCATCGTTTTCATTGATTTCGTATTCTTGACGTAGATCATTGCTAAATACCTGCGATCCACTACCTGAATAGGCAACAATGCCCATCCGGCGGCTGTAATTCCTGCCGATGCCGGACATTGCCGACGTACCAGCAATCTTGGTGCGTTCTGCATCAAGACGACCTTCAGGATCATCCTTGCCAGGGATAGAAGGTATTGAAATAACGCGCCAATTGACGCGATACCCGTTGCCGTTTGCTATCGGCCCATAGACACCAAATTCCGTGTTGTTGGCAGGTGTATACGCATACGAAAAGCCAGGCTGCAGCTCGCCCAACCTTGTCGGGCATAGATACACGTCATCCTCACTAGCACTTAAGCCGTTGTTGTAATCTGCAGAATCTCGCGTCCCACCGCTGCCATACAAAAGGTTGAAATTACGGATGCGTGAAAATCCTGATGATGTGGTGTTGCGTTTCCAGTAAAAAGCAAAACTTCTTGCAAAAACTGCATCAAGTGCGTTGTTGCCAATAAAAATACCAGTGATGTTTGGAGCGGCGATTCCATCGGGTTGAATGGCATCAGCTTTGCCCTGCTCGCCTACAACAAACATCAGCTTGGCCGATTGTTGATTGCCGTGACTCGACATCCGAGACCAGACCAAACGTGGCGACACTAAAACGCCACCGGCTTTTTCTACGTCGTTATACAGGCCAAAAATAATCGGAATTGCCGAGCCATAATCCGCCAGTTCAGCGGCAGTATCAAAGCCGTAGGACGGAACAAAACGATTGCCGCCACGGATGCTGTCAAGTTGTTGCTGTGTGCGCGGATCTTCGGTGGCATTGGGTGTACGGGGCTTAGGCGTCAGTAAATAACCAATGCCTGTAAGAACTAGGCCGACAGCTAAATTTACGAGAATAGCAGTCGTACTAATAGGTTCACACCGAATATCAGGAATATGGTCATACGCTGCAGGGCGCACACCACTACGCTTAATCGCTTCGGCAACGAACCAGCGGTATTCTTCCTCGCTGCAGCCGATTGTCGCAATTAGCTGCTTTTCGTACGGAAGCAGTGGCGCTTCGTAAACAGTCGCACCGAAGACCATGCTACGGCCCGCGTCTGCTGGTTGATGTACAAGACGCCCGTCTGCCATGTGACTGCAAATGCCCAGCTCTGCTGCGGTAGTAGCAGAATATCTCCATCATACTTCGGGTCTTCAATCCTGTAACCCCAACGCAATAGGTCACGCAGCACTTGATGCTTGTTGCTGTCGTACCAAGCAGGGTTGAACGGTGGGGCGGCAATGCCAATGCGGTCTAGCACTGTGTAGCACAGATGGATGCAGTCGATTTTGCCGTTGCTGCCGTCCGCCCCAAGCTCAAACGGCAATCCAATTAGATCACTGCAGTCGGACATTACTCGTTACAGGCAAATGACCAACAAGATTTTGCGTCAAATTCCTGCGTGGCACGTCAGCACCAACTGCATCAAGGATCGTACTCAAATTTATGGTTAGCGCCATCTGATCCCACTTGCCGCCTGATATTTGGCCGGAATAGCTGTGTACCTCACCTTGGATCGTTCCAGGGTTGTCAGCATCCAGAACAACAACGTCAACGACAGCGAACCAGCGGTTTTGAATAGCTGCATCAGCCCAGCCGCGACTTAGTTCATTGTTTGGAAATACAAGACTGGCATTGGTTCCATCGCCTGTACGGTTGATTGTCACACCACTAAAGCCAAACGGCAAAAAGCCATGATCAATGGAATTAAAATTAACGGTTTGCTTGATGTAGAAATTCTGGAATGCGTACTGAATTGCCTTGTATTGCCCAAGCTGCTCATCAAGCTGAGATGGTGGGCTTAGACGCACAAAGTTACCAATGGCAAAGGTGCTCATATGCCAATTCTCCTACGGGTGCTGCTGCTCATTTGCAGGCGCTTTATCGTTTGCTGTTCACCGCGTTGTGCGCCCTGCTGTGCAGCCTGTTGCATACCAGCTTGGAACTGTGCAGCGGTAACGTAATCCACATTATTGATGCGGTCCACGGTATAGCGTACGTCAATTGGCTTGTCTAGCACAGCGGTGCCGCCTTCGCCGCCTTGCATCGTCGCAGCAGACTCGTTAGTGGAAGTAGTGCCGGAGCGGCGGTAACGGTTCATCGCGGATGACAACTGGTTATTGTTGATGACTTGACCGCTGCCATCTCGATTCATCTGAAGCACTTCTGGCCCATTTTCACCAACGATGTAGGTGCCGCCAGGACTGATAGAACCACCATTGGCACGGAAACCAAAGCCACGAGCAAGGAAACTCAAAATGCCTTGGGGATTACCTGAACCACCACCAGCCGCACCTAGGGCTTCAGCGATAGCCTTCATGATTAACATTTTGCCAATTGTTTTAAGGAGATCAGCAGCAAGTCCTTGAAGTGCTTCGCCAAAATTCTCTGTGCCATCAATAGCAGCATCAAACGCTGAACTAAAAGCAGTTGCAGTGGTAGAAGCCATTTGTTCAAATACATCCTTCAATGGGTCTACTTTTTCTTTTAATGCAGCAGCCCTGCGATTAACTTCATCAAATGCTTGAGCAAATGACATTCCACCTTCTTCTACCAATGTTTTTATTTGCTTGAGTTTATCAACAAATTCCTGCCCTTTTGTATTTTGCAATTCAAGCATCCTTGTCTCTTCTTGATAATTTTTAATGATTTCTGTTTGATTTTGAATTTGCTCTGTATCCTTTTCAAGGAATTTAGCAAGACGCTCTAGGCGTTCTTTTTCTAGATTTGCAAGAGTTTCATTAAGTTGAATGCCATTGCTTCTAATTCAAGTGCTTCAAGTTCAGGTGCCAAGCCCTGATGTTTGATTTCAAGTTGACGTTTATATGCTTCAAGTTGAGCTTGCAAGATTTCATTACCCGCCAAACGTGCGTTAGAAATATCTTGTTCAATCTGCTTGATGGCAGTAAGTTCTGCGACTTGTTGCTGTAGACTTTTTTCGGGTTTTTTAGTCTTTCCTTTTTCGCCATTACCATTTCCCCCCAGCAATTTAGGGACTTTGGGCGTTTCAACCGTAGGAGCTTGTGCTTCTACTTGGATCTGGCCCGTTTCATATCCATATCGTTCGATCAAATCCTTAAAACGCTCATCTCGAAGTTTTGTAAATACAGCAGGATCAATCCTGCCGCCACCACGCAAACGAGCTATTTCTTCCGCTTCTTTTCCGGCTTGTTGAAAAAGCTGATTGCGTTGCTGTGCATCAATTCCAAATTGCTGGATCCTACGACCTGCTGCCAATGCGTTATTGATTGAATTAACAACACCAATCGCTTGTTCAAGAATGGTTTGCAATGCCGGAGATAATATCTGGCCAATTGCCTGCGCTGTTCTGGTAATCCCATCCTGCAAAGTGCTAAACTTACCGGCTAGCGTATCTGATTGAGCAATAGCACCATTTGCATATTTTCCGCCAGTATTAGTAAGATTCTGCAGTGCAACATCTACTGCTTCTGCGCTAAATCTGCCTTTTTCTAATGCTTTCCTAAATTCTTCACCTGTCAGTCCATACATTCTTTGCAGTTCGCTCTGCAGGTCGATGCCGCGCTCTTGCAATTGCAAAAGCTCTTCGCCTTGCAATCTGCCTTTGGCTTGGATCTGACCGAAAGCTGTTGCGATGCCACCTAGGTCGGCGCCTGTTGCACCAGCAACATCGCCCAATCGGCGTGTAGTATCAACCAATTTTTCTGTCTCAACGCCAAACGCACTCAAACGCTTAGCTGTATCAATAAGTTCAGTGCTGGTAAATGGTGTTACTGCACCAATGTCTTGCAGTTGTTGGACAATTTTTTGAGCTGTTTCAAGACTACCAGTTAAAACCTTTAAACTGCGGGTTTGCGTTTCAAGTTCTGCAGTACTAACAATCGCAAATTTTAAACCCTGAAATGCAGCAGCAGCAGTAATAATGCCGCCAATGGCTTTTCCTAGCTTGCTAAATCCACCAGCAGCTTGACTTGCAGCATTGCCAGCTCCACTAAACTCACGTTTAGACCGATCAAGAGTGCCATTCATACCACGAACGGCTTGCTGAACCTGCTTGCTTCGATCCGCAACCTGCTTTAGCTTGGCCGGTGCGCCACGCGAATCAACATTGATTGCTACGTTGGCGACGACGGACACTGCCTTACACCATTACCTATCAGTAGTTTACCGCCGCCGTTTCATTCGCGCTTCCTGCTCTTCGTTATACAGCTCAAAATAAGCTGACCACAGCATAACTTCTTCTAAAGTCATCTCTTGATTCAGTTTGACAAGGGTATAGCCTAGCTCTTTAGCTACACCCAATTGGAGCCGCAACAGGTTATCCTGCTTCAGCTCCCGTTTTAGTTTTTTACGTCAACGTCCTCTTCAGAGTCTTCACTGATCACTGCTAGCATCAGAGCCTGCAGATC